GGGTTCCTGAGTGTCTTTCTCTCATCCTTTTCTCTTTTTTCGGTAGAGAGATTGATTTAGCCTCAGGCATTTCCGGCGAGGCTCTAGCTATGATTTTTTGTTGAGATTTCAGGTTTTTTTTTCTCGCACCTTTCATCTCAGCAATCATATATACACTTTTCGAGTATTTATACTTTTCTAGTGAAATCCTACTAATTTAGTATAAAATTACTTTTATATCACGATAAAAGTAAAACTCATAGGAAATAAATATCAGTGAGACAAAAGAGGAAAAGGAGAATATTCCAGCTCCGAAAGATGATAGATCTATCGCGCGAAGACTGAATTATGTTTATATAAATATCATATAAATATAAATCTAAATATAGATTTCATATTAGTTTTATATTAGTATAATATTAGGTCCTGGTCTAAGCAATCGATTCAAACAAAAAGAAAGTATGATATATTAGATTTTACAAAATTGGTTGATAGTTTTAGAGTTTTAAAACATATTGTAAATCAATTATTAAAATCGATTTGTATAAAACACGGCGATGTAATGTATATTGGTTGCTTGATATTTATATAATTCTTAATAAAAACATTTCTTAAAATCGATTTTAAGGCATGATTGAAAATAGGTAAGGAATAAGTATGTTTTTAGAATGAAAGCCTAAATTTAGAGAGATTAGATAGATTAGAATTGAATCTTAATGAGATTGTTAATTAGAATTGATCAGATTGTACTATGAAGAATGTATTTTATATTTGTATGTATTTTTGCATTTTGCACTATTTTCTCATATAAAGTTTTATATTTAATTATCAGTGAGTCTTTAGAATAGTTTATATAACTGATATGGTTAGTTTTTATAAATATTGTTAGAAGTAATCCATTAAGAATTAAATAAAGGTTTGAGATAATAACCACATATCAAAGGCTGAAGAAGATTAATATAAAATCTGTAGAGCGATTATAGAAAGGCTTTACTGATAGTGATTTTTGTGTATTTGAGCTAAAGTTATATTCTTTATGTATGTTTAGTTTTAATAGTAGCAAATAATGCTATCTTGTTTGATAGAGAAAAGGTTATATAGGAGATTGATATTTCTATATAGTTTTTATAATTCTATATATCTATATAGATTTATATATAGTAATATCTTATTTATAGATATTAATAATTATATATAACAGTTCTCATTTGTAAGTATTAATCATTATACTATAATTACTTATTTATTAAATTGTTATAATAGTTATCAATAAATAAAAAATAAATAAGGTTTATTTGACTTAAAAAGGCTTTAAAACGTTTTAAAAAATGGAGTTACTGATAGTGATTATTTTTAAATTTCTTAACTATGTATAAGGTCTACTGATATTTATATTTAGACATTTTAAAATAAATGATTTTCATATCCATTTTTTTTGATATATGACATTATTAGGAAAAAGTAAGGTTGATTAGTAATAAATGTAAAAAATTATAAAAATTCCTTCACAGTATACTTTTGATACTCATTTGGCATGTGTAATTTTTCAAGTGATTTTTACCCTTCTCTCTTATATTACATCCTATTTTTATATTATTTATTTATATATTATTATTATTATATTATTACCCTATTTTTACTTGAAGAGATTAGAGTAAAATATAAGAAAATAGTAAGGGTTGTAACTGTAATCGGTTTTAAATTTATAAACATTAATCTAATAAAAATCAACTCCCTAAATTTTCCCTTGTTTTTTTAGAGAAAAGAGGAGCGAGCGACGGATTTATCACGATTGTTTTTTTTAGGCATCAAAATTAAATATTCGCTCATTTAAAATAAAATATCAGTAGCCACATTTTTTTTTGACATACTTTTCTATTTTATAATAGCAACAATATATTTTACAAAATGAGGTCTTATTTTATATAAACGTGCATAACATGTTAAAATTACTATATAATGATTATTAGTTAAAGAATAGGGTTTTATTTTTATTTTTTAAAATTAAAAAAAATGCCTTTTTATGACATACTTTTCACTATAAACGTAATAATCGTAAACAGATAATCATTATAATTGAATTTTACAAAAAGATCATATTTTGTAAATAAGACCTCATTTTGTAAAATATATTGTTGCTATTATAAAATAGAAAAGTATGTCAAAAAAAAAGCCTTATCCGATATTTGTTTTTAAATGCATGAATAATATTATTTGATGCCTAAAAATAATAATCATGATAGATTGTCTACTGATGTTTATTTTTTTCAAAAAACTACAAAACTTTAGACAGTTCATTTTTATTAGATTCATGTTTATAATAATAAAATCGTTTCGGCATGTCTACTGATATCGAAGACAAATTTAAGACTGAAATTTATTTTATAAGTAATTAAATATATAATTAATATATATAATTATAATTAATAATGATTAATACTTAATAATGTTTTGATTGTAATATGGCGTAATGTAGTATAATGTTATGTTATAACATGTTATATTATGTATCATAATGGGTGATCAATATGTTTAATAATTTAAATGATTTAATAATTAACCAGGATTCTTATCTTACTTCATTGTGTTATATTATATAGTATAACATATTTTATAGTTAATACTTGATTAGCGCCAGGTTAATTATATTATAGTGTTTTTATTATAGTATATTTAAAATATATGATAAATATTTATATCAGAAAAATTTTATATACTTTGCGCTTAAGTATATATAATTATAAATATAAATATGATTGATTACAATTAATATATTATATGTTTGTTTAATGATATAGTTATTATAATTGTAAATATTTAAAATATTGTTAATCATTTTAAAGCTGAGAAATTAGATCAAAATACCGCAATCAAGCTAATCGCAATCGGCGAAAGCCTAAGCTCTTTTGAGATATTTTTTTTGCTGATCCTCAAGGGGAAAAGCGGAGAAAAAAGCATATTCTTATATGTTATGGAATGATTGACTTAGCATAATAACAATTTGATTTGTTTTATAAATTTATATATTTAATATTTGAATATTAAATCTAGGTTGTTGAAAACAATTATTAAAATATAAATTTATATTAAATTAGTAAGTTTATATTTTATTATAAATTGAAATTAAACTTATAAGTTATTAAATATTAAATAGTTTAATATGATTGTTAGTTAAATAAAACAATTAAATAAAAGTTATTATTATAAAGTTAATTATATTTAATTATTTTTATAGAGGGGGTGGATATAAAAATCAAAACGCGCGGCTACTAGCGAATCCGACAAAATGGATTTTTAAATTTGGTAGATTAAATAGTAGTAAACTAATAGTAAACTAATAGTAAACCAATAGAAATATTTATATACTAAAAGGTGTAAAATTCGTATTGATCTTTTACGATAACAAATATTAATAGTGAGGACCACGAAATAATATCTATTGATGGAGAACAATATTATAAAGACAGATATTGTAAATGTGGATGTGGGAATAGGGTGCCATTTAAAGAATGGCATAAATATACAAGCAGGAGAACGCCTGTGTATTTTTCTTCTTCTCACTCTGCAAAACACAAAATCGAGGAAGACCCAACTTACATTCGGAAAATTAATGACAAAAAAGACATTTTAAACCCAAATGAAGTTTTAATAAAAGGAGAGATTTTTGAACTCATAGAGGTAAATGGGGCTCTGTGTTATAAAGATAGATATTGTAAATGTGGATGCGGAGAATTAGTTCGTTACTTAAAAACTCATAGTCACAATGGGGTTCCAAATGGTTTACCTAGACATATACATAAAACTAGCACGATAGATTATAGCAAATTATTTGAGAAGGATGGGATATTTTATTACAAAGATAAATTATGTAAGTGTGGGTGTGGGAAAAATTTAAGATTTTATCAAAACGTAGAACACTTATATATAAAAGGACATCAATTAAACGACCCAGAATATATTGAGAAAAGAAATAAAATATTTAATACCGAAGATCACAAACTAAAGAACGGCGAAGCGTTAAAAAGACATTATGCCGAAGTAAAAGCAAAAGAAGAGCTAGATGGTTATATTACCATTAAAGGAGGAATTAAAGAAGAAATTGAAGTTATTAATGGAATAAAATATTATAAAAATTTCTTTTGTAAGTGTGGATGTGATGGCAAAATAAAAGTAACTAAAAGTAGTGTTAGAAATGGTGTACCAGATTACTTAGAGAATCATTGGAATTTAGCGCGTAAAACAAAGATAATTATCGAAGACGGCGTTGAGTGTCACAAAGACTCAGTATGTGCATGCGGTTGCGGGAAAAGTCTTCCAATCTCCAGAAATCGAACTCGAAATCGGGGTAGAAAATATATTGACGGGCACAAGGCCCGAAAGACAGAGCTTCAAAAGACGGAATATTTAAAAGCAAACGAAGACCTTATAGAAATTGATGGAATTATGTATTATCGAGATATTTACTGTAAATGTGGCTGTGGTAATAGGATTAAATATAAAAACCAACATAAATATTTTGGAATACCAAAATATATTGGGAAACATTTTATTAATGATGAAGTGTTTATGGAAAATTTAAGGAAAAGTAGTAGGGCTCGCGCACTGGATCAACTTTCTCAAGATGGATCATATGCTCAAACTGGGACCTATCAATCCTTAAAAAATAATTCTTCGATTGCGTATGATTCTTCTTATGAATTAAAGGCAATGAAAATTTTTGAAAGTGATTTAAATGTAAGTGTTTATAGTAGATGTAAAATAAAGATTTCTTATGAATTGGATGGAGTAAGTCATTATTATTTTCCAGACTTCTTAGTCTGTTACTCTAATAAACAAAAAATAATTGAAGTTAAACCTGATAAGTTTTTAAATTCTTCTAAAAACCTTGCTAAATTTGCTGCCGCTAGAGAATACTGCGCACAAAACAATATTGAATTCGAAGTTTGGACTGAAAAAGATTTGAATATTAACAAAAAAAAATAAATTTTAACGTTTATTTTTTTTAAAAAAAATTTGACAATACCATTAGATTAAATAGTAGTTACAACTGCTCATTATAAATACTATAAACTTCAAATACCTTTTCATGAATTACTACTTAATAAGTGACGAGCAATTGGATCTTATAGATAATGCAGAAGGAGTAGAAATCCTTCGACACGGTAGAAGAGATTTAAGGTGCACTGCAATTATGGACAATGACGGAACATATACTATACACTATAATTCCGACGAGGAGATTAAAGATGGAGAAGTTTTAGTTCATTTTTATTTAGATTCAATTCACGAAGAAGACAAATCTTTGTCCTAACTCCGCTTCCGACGATAAAGGTAGAAAAAGTTATTCCAGATGTAAGTGATATTCCAAATTTTTAGGTGATTGAGTTGGTGAATGGAATGGATATTTTGTATGATCGAAACCTAAACCTTCCTGCGTATGAGGAAGGTAGGTTAGCTTGTAGATTAAACAAAGGTAAACCTCAAGGAGTAAAACACCCATATCGTAGAGGGCAGATTGAGTTTTATGCTTGGAACGTTGGATGGAATGACGTATTTATGGGCGAGGAGGTCGGTGTTGAACTATGACGACTCTTGAAATGTGTTTTATGATATTAGTTGTGTTAATACTATTATATTATTTATTAAAAGGTGAATGTTGTAGTTGCAACGATAAATATGATTAAGGTTGATTCACTATGAAAAGAATTTTTCCGATAAAGGTTTTTGATCACATAGAAGAGAAACCGTCCGTCATCCAAACCAAAATCTACAAAACCATAAATAAATTAGTAGACGCTTGTGATCGTTGCGGTCGTGCCTACTCTGATACCAAATGTCCCACTTGTTTAGGCTGCGGAAAGGTTCTCTGTTATCTTTGTAATAGAGATAATGAGTTAGAACATATTCAACTCTGGGTAGGCATTCAAGGAGAAGATGGAGACAATTATCATGTAGAACAATCAGACGACTTTGATACCGAATATTTCTATCTTTGTCAATCTTGTAAAGAGAATCCTCCAGATAAGATAAAATTCTGGAATAAACAAAAAGAGATTGAGAACCTTGAAGACCAGATTAAGAAAATAACCCAAGAAATGATTGTTGAGGCCAGGAAATTAAAACATTAATTTTTTTATAAAATTTTCAACAATACCGTTTAGATTAAATAGTAGTAACAACAGATTTATATATGTTGAGAGAAGTGTTAGATTATGCCATGTGGAGGATATTCTAACTATTGTAATATTGCCGGGTATTATACAGATTATGCTCCTCCTTTTGTATATCAAAATACTACTTGTTATAAATGGAATAATACTAATGAATGTGGAGAAACATATTTTATTGATAATTCGGGTTGTTATAGAAATACTCCACATTCAAATTACACTAACTATGCGAATGTGCCTCATGAAAATATAGATTTTTATAATGGTATTTTTGGTAATACTCCATTTACTAATACTCCATTTAGTCAGACTCCGGCTTGGAGTAATTACGTGTTTAGTTTAAATTGGTATAATCACAGCGATCACAGTAATAATTCCGGAAGCTCTTATTACCATACCGATTCAACTCCACATTCAGATAGTTGGACACATACCAATACTCCGTTTAAAAATACTCCATTTTATCAAGTTCCGTTTAATAATGGAGTTTGGGGAAATGTACCATTTTATAACGATCCTTGGTATAATTGGAACAATTATAGTAATTCTCCATTTAGAAATTTTTGTAATCATACAGACACATATATTTAGAGAGGAGATACAGATGTCAACTATTTTGATATATCCCAAAACAACTTGTGAAGCTGGTTGTGAATATTGTTTTTCAAAACCAAACAAAAACGAAGGATACGATAAAGAAAAGATGATAGTCTCTATAAAAGAGGAAATCAGAAAAGATCGTATATCCAATAATGGTCACGACCCAACTGTTGTTTTACACGGTGGGGAAATTTGTTTACTTCCTTTGTCTGATGTAGAATACTTTTTAAAAGAATTAGAAGACATTGGAATCTCTTGTGGGCTTCAAACCTCTTTAATGGGAATGACGCGAGATCACGTAAGATTATTTAAGAAATATAAGGTAAGAGTTGGAGTTTCGATTGATGGTCCTAAAGAGCTAAATATCTTAAGAGGACCCAGAAATGAGGAACAAAATCAAGAGTATCAAGAAGAATTAATCAAAAATTTGAAGATACTTAAAGATGAAGGTATACATTGGGGAAACATTTGTATTCTTTCAAAAGCTAATGCCTCAAAAGAAAAGCTTCCTATTTTATTGAACTGGATAAAAGAAAATAGAATTGAGGCTAGATTCAATGCAATGTTTGTTCCAACTTTTAATGACCACCTTTCAAAGTGGATGCTATCTTGTGAAGAGTTAAAAAATGCTTGGATTGAAATATCCAGACTCTCTATAAACGAGAATATTCCCAGTGTTGATCCGACCAGAGATTACATAGAGTCTTTACTTGGATATAATACTGCTTCATGTTCTACATCTTCAAAGTGTGATTATGCAACTACCGTATGTATTATGATTTTAGGGAACGGAGAAGTTAGTAGATGTGATAGGTGTTTACAAGATGGAATATATTTGAGGTCCAGAGAGCAAAAAACAACATCTAGAAGTGATATGTTGGAGAAAACAGAGTGCTCTGGATGTAAATATTTTAAGGTTTGCGGCGGAGGATGTCCATCGGAGGGAATCGGTGGAGACTTTAGGCGTAAAACTTATTACTGTGAGGCTATTTATGGGACATTTGAGTTTCTTGAGAAACAATTAAGAGGCATACTTCCAAACATAGTTTTATCTATTGATGATCCTACTTATGATAAAGGTAAACCTTTTAACTGGATGAAAAACATGCAGCAAGGGACAAGAGGTTGGAGTAAGCAACCTGTGTGTGATAGGCAACAACAACAACAACCACAGGGAAGAGACGATGGGCATCAAAACTCTCCACACGGAGATCACATGAATCATATAGATAGGTAGAGGAGATTAAAACATGATAATATTACCTTCTAAAGGAAATTCGTGGCTTTACGATTTTTCTATAAAATCTCAAATGCTTTTTTCTAGAGCAGAGTTTGAAATGACAGCAACGGGGAAGAGAAAAGCCGGAGTCATCCACTTAGATCCAAAAAATTTTGATGTTCAAGTTGAACAATTGAACGATGCGGGGTTATACTTTGTTCCAATTTTCAGAATAAAGAAGTCTGATGGGTTTAGTCATAGTTTAGAAATTGAAGATAAAATATATAATGATACGGTTGTGTATGGAGCGATTTCAACTAATCTAGGCTGGGCAAAAGAATTTAGAAATTTATATCGATTAAGTAATCAAGAAATTAATCCGTCTCTGGACCACGAGAAAGTCGGAGAATTACTTGGATATCCGCCCTGTTGTTCAGAGCTTTTTAATAGAAAATTTAAAAACAAAGATCCCATATTTGATATAGCAACTGGAAATTTAATAAATATTCCAAAAGAAAATGCTATTCATCTCAGATATTTTGGATTTAGGGTTATCCCTTGGATTCCATGCTCTTATTACTGTGATGAAAGCGTTGCTTATGCAAAGAGATGGATAGACCTTATGTATGATTTAGATTCAGATACTACAAAGAAACTATTGGAAATCTTGTCCATTCCCGGAGAGTTTAGTTTAGTAAATGGACAGGTTCTTTGGAAGTCTGATTTGTTTATTGGAATGTGCGATGGTGATTATTATATTGATCCTAAAAAGATAGTGATACGTTAATGGATACTAATATTACCGGAATTTTTACAATTAGGAACGCAATTGACGCAGGATATCCTTTTGTAGAATCTATTTTATCCGCGATTAATTTTTGTGATGAAATTTTAATAAACGATGGCGGGTCTAATGATGGAACTTTACAATATTTAATCAGATTAAAAGAAATTTATCCTCAAATAACGATCTATAAAATTCCAGATAAAGGAAATGTTCGATGGCGGGCTATTGATGATGTTTTAAATGTTCTGATTAGAAAGGTAAAAACAGACTGGATTTTTGAGTTACAGGGAGACGAGATGTTCCATGAAAAAGATTTTAATATAATAAAAGAGATAACGAGGAGTACAAACTGTAATTGTATTAGACACTCTCGAATAGATCTTACTTCGTGGACAGATGCAAATAACCCTGTCTATAAAATGGGAACTGTAAGGCTAGTAAGAAATATCGAAGGGCTTACTTCTGATTGGGGAGGAGATCATTTTACTTTGAATCACAATCCGCTACCAAGAAAAGGATTTACCTTACATAACGTTCCTCCTGAATATGATGCTCCATATTTAAAACTATATCATTTTTGTGATATATTTCCGGGAAATGCCATAATTAAGGCCAGAAGACACGCTAAACATCTTGCATATACTGCACAAGACAGAATTGATGCTTATAATTTTAGAGAGATGAACCGGTCTTTTGTTCCAGTGACGACAAAAAATATAGAGCAGTTACCTACATTAGTAAGAGACCTATATGGACTAAAGTATTATGATATTAGAGAGGATCTTTTTAATGATAATAAAAATAGATGATAATTACGAAGAGAAAGTAGACTATTTGTATTGCGGAAGAACAAAATATTGTGATTTAGTTTATCCAACGCGAGGAAAAGATAGAAATTTAAATAATAATTTATATGGTATATATGCTACTCAATATAAAGAAATTGCTGCATCTCATGCAATAACTTTTGATATTAATGGTTTTGTAGATTTTAATAAATACGGTTTTGTTTATATATTAAATCCAGAAGATTTTATTCAATTAAATTCGTGGGAATTTATAAGTTATGATCCTGTTAAACCAATAACTTTCGAGTTAATTAAACCTATTAAATATCTTCATTATATTTTGAATGGAGAATGGCAAGGAGTTACCTCATATGGAACAAAAGGGTTTACCGATAAATTTAATTCATCAAAATTTATAAAAACTGAGGAGTGTGATTATTTGGCAGATGAATTTGATAATCCAAAAGATATTGCTAAAGGAATATTACATAATGAAATATTGGAAGTTATTAATAAATATGAGTCTGGAGAGTTAGATTCAGTTATTTTATATGATATGCTTAAAAAGTTAGATAAAAATTGGGAAGAATTTATTAAATAAACACATCTAACGGGACCCATGTAGTTGTAAAAACCGCTAAATCTTTGTCGCGATTTTCCATTAGGAATTCTTTTATTTTGTCCGGGCAATCTGATGCAAATATAATACTATTAGGAAACATATCTTTTTTGTTACAAATAAAAAATCTATATTTACAGGATGTCATACATATGGATATGTAATAATAAGGTATATAAACATTTCTATTTAATTCATATTTTTAAAATAAGAAATCTTCTTTTATGTTAAAATTTTGTATATGACTATTTCAATTAAGGGTGGAACAAAAACCATTATTAGTTCTGGTGTGGTTACTTCATCTGGTGTATCTGAAGAATTTTCAATTTTAAACTCAATTAAGTCTATTTTAGTTCAACTTGATGTTACTGCTGCGGCAACGGAAGTTGGCGATATTTTAGCGGTCTGGCTTCAAGGAACCATAGATGGGACCAATTTTTATGACCTTGGAAGATTTGCAGATGTGCTTGGCAATGGCGGAACTAAGCGTTATGTTATGGTAGTTAACCGAGAATATGCGGCTGAAAGTGAATTAATTACTCCAACCGACGTTGCAATGAACGCCGCAACGGTGAATCAAGGTCCCTTCCCAGATACTCTTAGGATAAAATATACTGTTACTGATGCTGGAACAGATAATGCGAGTTTTACGTTTAGTGTGGTTATTGATGCTGTACGCTAGGATTATGTTTTTTTTAGTTTGATATAACCGAAATCTTTATATTTTATCTTTCCACTTCAAGAAGACCCCATCCTTTAGGGTGGGGATGAATTGAAATAACTATTTAAAGGATCTAAACTTTAAGCGTAACTTTTAAATACTATTAAAAGTGTAAACCTACCTATTCTCATGAAGAAATCCTATAAATTTCGGGTGTTTCCAAATAAATCTCAGATACATCTCTTAGAAGAAACTCTCGATCTTTGTAGGT